GATAATCAGCAGCCAAGCCCCTAACCTCGCTATGGTAAGAGTATGGGGAAGGTCCAGAGAGTAGACGGACACGGGTCTCATATGATAGTTTAACCAACTTGATGAGGCACAAGGTGTATTCCGGCCTTACCAGAAATGGTAAGGGTAAATTCAAATGGAGATGAATTTACATATGCCCCAAGACCCAGAAGCGGAGTCAGAGCTGCGTAATTTAGCAGCCGTTCCGTATCAAATAATAAGCCCAGCGAATAACGCATCAATTATAGGAATTTATCAAGATTCTATGCTTGGCTGCTATCGTTTTACAAGAGAGACGATAGATTTTACACAAAAAGAAGCGATGAATTTATTAATGATGTTTAACCGAATTAATCCAGCAAATTTAAAGAAAAAGCGTAACGAACGCGTATCCAATTTTGAAATATTGTCGCAGATATTGCCGCCGATGACGCTAAAGGTAAAAAATAAGCAATTTGACGGCGAAACAGAGAAGGCTGACGTGTCAAATAATGTGGTGGAAATCATAGATGGTAAGTATATTCGCGGCCAAATGGATAAGGGAATCTTAGGCTCCGGTACCAAAGGTCTTATTCATCGCGTGTGTAATGATTTCGGCAATATGGCATCCGCACAGTTTATCGATGATTTACAGAACATAATAACGGAATATATGAAGCAAAGCGCGTTCAGTGTAGGTATAAGCGATTTAATTACAGATACAAAAACAAATGATAAAATTATTGGAATTATTACTGAGAAAAAGACGGAGGTAAAAAATTTAATAGACCAAGTACAAATTGGTGTATTCGAGAATAACTCGGGGAAGACCAATGAGGAAGAATTTGAGACAAAGGTGAATAATATTCTTAGTAAAGCGCAGAATGATGCGGGTAGAGAAGCGCTTAAAAATCTGAGTAAAGATAACCGATTTGTGGTGATGTTTAATGCCGGTTCCAAGGGTTCGGAAATCAACATTCAGCAAATGACGGCGTGTTTGGGACAACAAAATGTGGAAGGCAAACGAATCCCTTATGGATTCGAGCATCGCACACTGCCTCATTATACCAAATACGATGATTCGGCTATTTCGCGCGGTTTCGTTCAAAGCTCGTATATTAATGGTTTATCGCCACAAGAGCTGTTCTTTCATGCGATGGGTGGTCGTATTGGTTTGATTGATACAGCTGTAAAGACCAGTTCTACGGGTTATATTCAGAGGCGATTAATCAAAGGTTTAGAAGACTTGATGGTAAATTATGATATGACCATCAGAACCAATAAAAATAAAATAGTTCAGTTCTCTTATGGCGAAGACTCGATTGATACTGTAAAAGTAGAGAACCAAGACTTGCCTTTAGTGGATATGAGCGTACAAGATATATACGGGCATTTTGCGATCATAGACGACAAGGCAAAGACAAAGGCGTTGTCTAGTATGTTTGTAAAATCGGTATATACGAGGCAAAAGAAGCAAGAGGACGAGCTTGCCACTAAAAACAAATACTATATAGATTTTATGATTACTAGCCGCTCAAATATAATTAAAAACGTATTTAATAACAAGAGCGAGCGTGTGGTGCGCGTTCCAGTGGCATTTGCTTATATAATTCAGAATATAATTGGTCAACAAGGCATCAATAAAAATTCATTGGTGGACATTACAATGCTAGAGGCGTTTAAAATAATAGAAGAGGCCTTCAACAAATTAGAGAAAATAGTGTACGCTGCGCCGACCGAGTTATTTAAGGTACTCTATTTCTATTATTTGTCACCAAAAGATTTATTGATTAATAAGAGGTTTAATAAAAGTGCGCTAATTATATTATTGGAGACCATTATATTGGATTACAAAAGAGCGATTGTAGCACCCGGTGAAATGGTGGGTATGATTGCGGCACAATCAATTGGTGAGCCGACCACACAGATGACACTAAATACGTTTCATTTTGCGGGGGTGGCGTCGAAGTCCAATGTAACTCGTGGTGTGCCACGTATTGATGAAATATTGACTTTGTCGGCTTCAATTAAAAATCCATCGCTTACTGTGTTTTTAGAGCCAAATGAGCAAACGGATAAGGATAGGGCAAGTACAATTCAATATATGTTGGAACATACGAAGCTACATGAAGTAGTCAAAAATATAGAAATTTGTTTTGACCCCGATGACTTGAATACGTTGATAGAAGAAGATAAGGCGACAATGACGCAATATCGCGAGTTCAAGCAGATGGTAGATGAGTGTCTAGAAGAGGGAGAAAATGTCGATGAGGCTGAGCAGTCTAAATGGATAATAAGAATTGAAATGGACCCAGAGACCATGTTGGAGAAAAATATTACAATGGACGATATTAATTTTACGCTAAATAGTATTTACAAGACGGAAATATCATGTGTATATTCAGATTACAATGCGGATAAATTGGTATTTCGTATAAGAATGCGCAATATACTTAAGAATTCATCGTCTAAGGGAAATAAAAAGATAAAATTAAATCCGCTGGACCAATCGGACCAAATTTATATACTGAAAAATTTCCAAGACCAACTGTTAAATAATGTAGTGCTGCGTGGCATTAAAAATATTAACAAGGTGATATTGAGAAAAATAAAGAATAATTTGGTGGAAAAGGCGGGTGCGTATATTAACGAGGACATTTGGGTCTTGGATACAATTGGCACCAATTTGCTAGAAGTACTAGGATTAGATTACATAGATTCAAAGAGGACAATAAGTAATGATATAATAGAAATATTCAATGTGCTAGGCATTGAGGCTGCTAGACAAAGTATTTATAACGAATTGGCGGAAGTAATTGAATTCGATGGTTCCTATGTAAACGCGCATCATATGGGATTATTATGCGACCGCATGTCATTTAGTCACAAACTGATTTCTATATTTAGACACGGTATTAATAATGATGATATTGGGCCAATAGCAAAAGCATCATTTGAGGAAACACCAGAGATGTTTTTAAAGGCTGCGAGACACGCAGAGCTAGATACGCTGAGAGGCATATCGGCAAATGTCATGTGCGGTCAAGAGGGGCTGTTTGGAACCGCAGCGTTCCAAGTGGTACTAGATATCAATGAACTAATAAATTTAGAAGAAAAGTATAAATATGAATATCAAGATACAGAGCAGCTTATTGAAGACGGACTATTTAAGGATTTGTCTGATCAGCAAGAAAAATGTAGTATACAAAAACTACAGATACAGACGAATGTGTCCAATATTCATTCGGAAGAATTAGGAGGCGAAAATGACTACGATCCGTTCGCATAGATTAAATGTATTTAAATATATTTAAAAATAATATAGTATTTAATAAATATTATGAAAACATTTTTTAATATATTACAAACGATTAGTAATAAAAATGAAAACACTAACAATATAACCAATATAACCAAAATATATCCGTGTGACCCGTTTATAGAATATCATCAAATAATAGACCAGAACGCATCACATATCATGAATATGATTTATTATTACAGCCAAACGCCGCAACAATTTAATGCCAAGTTTGCGGCTTTAAGTTACTTTTGGGATAATACATTTAACACAAACGAATTTAAAGACGCCATATTGTCGCATTTTTCCGCAGCACAGAAGCATTATCATGCGTTTAGCCGTTTGGCGCATATTTATAAGGTAAAAAGGTACCCAGTGGTTGTGAATACTAACATGGCTTTAAATATAATTAGTCCAAATGATAAAAACACGTTTATACTAATTGATGGGAAATCGAAATACCTTTTCAGTATTAATGATTTAGTAGCGATAGTTGAGTCGGCAATAGGCAATACGTCGGATTTTTTTGTGGATGTCATGTGGCCGACTAATCCATATAACAATCAGAAATTAACGATATCAGTATTGTATAATTTATATGTTCATTTGAAGTCGTCTGCTCGATTAATGTCGCCATTATTTCATTTCTTTTTTCTGGAGGGGTTTAATTTGGAGGCATTCAGTGAAAAATATGAGGCGCATATTCGGAAGCGGAGTATCCATCAAATGGCGCATAATTCGCCTCATATTACAATATATTATGACGTATTGGCAATGCTTAAAAACAATATTTACACAAAAAATTATATTATTCATAAGGAGATTCCGAAAAAGACAGTGGTCGATATTTTTCGCCCATTTTTATACTGTTATTTGATGACCAATTATTATATAAAGGGTACAGAAGAAGTGGGGCAAAATAAAAAATTGTTATTTTGTAAATTAAAGAAATTTTACGAGTATAATAAGGCATTTGGAAGAAAAACTATTAAAATAACAAGTGCTCATTGCTTTTTAACTAACAAAACAAAAACAACAAAAGAAACTGTTTATAACACCGATCATATTAGTTTTTATAATATAAAACTGTCAGATGCCGATTTTGCTGAATATAATGATTATGTGAATAGTATACGATACAGAAATAGAAGTTTGTTATATAATATGGTGGTTCAAACTAACAACAATACATCAGCACATATAACAGTGGTAGATGAATGGCAAGTAACAGCGGGAGACGATGATAGTAGCTCAATTAGTAGCGATATAAACGACGACGATAGCGTGTCGTAATTATTTTGCTTCTAAAATATTTGTTGCCTTTTGGGTTTTTCGGGTTTTGTTTTTGCCAACTGGATTGACTGATATATTGCGCACCCGTTGCTTTGCCGTTTTTTTTGTTGCGGATGGTATTATTTCAAATATTTCCTCGTTAGGTTTTAAAATATTTTCGATTTTAAATTTTGTTTTGTTGTGATTAGGCTCTTCTTCCAAAATAATAGTAGAATTTATTTTTTTTGCTCTAGGGTTAGCTTTGGTCTTAGCTTTTACCATTTTTTTTACTTTAACAATGGGTTCTATATTTTCTCCATTATCTGCGTCTTCTACTACATCAAACACTATATCCCTCATTTTCTTCTGCTTCGGAACATATTTGGTCGTGACATCTTTTACAAAAATCACATCCAAATAAGCTGGTATACTAACATAATTTTCAAAAGCGGCGTTTAACTGTGCCCTACAATTTTCGGCTTTAAGTAGGTTCAAATCAATATTTAATTCACCGTCCTTGTTGACTATATATTTGTATGTGGGAAATATATTACCGGGTCTCTTGTACATGGGTGGAGTCACTACGAATACGAATGATTGCGAGTCGGTTGCGTTCATATAACAAACAAATTCGTTATAATTGTAACGCGTTTCGGGTATTAATTTGCTAGAAATAAAAATTACTGGGGTTTTATAATAAGCAAATAATAACCACAAATCAAAATTTACTGCGATAAACGTGTCACTGTTAATTACTCTTTCAAAATTAGTGGTTCTATTCTGTAGCGGTGTTATATCGAATTGTGCCTCCTCCTTAAAAATATCTAATATCTGATGTATTCTATTTTCATTGGTAAAATTGCTCGTTAAGGTATTATATTGTTCTATTAATTGGGTTTTTAAATCTTGTATTGTTAGTGTAGCGCCTTGACTAGCGTTTATAATATCAGTGGCCATTTGTAATGAGCAAAAAGGGGAACCAGTGTACTCAATTTCTTTAAAAGTATTTGGGAAACATTTTTGCCAAAATCTTGACTTTATTGATTGCGGTGCTGATTTGTTACACGTGTGCTCGAATGTAGGATGAATGAGCTCGTCAAATTGAGTTTCATTATTATATTTTTGCGTAATAATTGGCTCGGCAGTATCAAATGTATTGTATTTTGCGAAACGATTAATGTTAGCGGGCACCAAATTTTCAAAAAACTCTTGATTCAGCAAATCTTGTAAAATAATAATTTCATCATGTCTCAAATTGTATTTTACCGCTCCAAAAGATAAGTAGGATTGAGGTTTAAAAATAAATGACTTGATGCGATTATATCGTATTAATTCATCGGCCATGCGGCCATAATAATATTCCTCATTATTTGTGTCATTTACCAAATTATGCCTTGGTAGCACCAAAGTACATTTATCATTCGTCATATGGCATACAGAGCTATTGTTATCATTATTACAATTATCAGCGCTTTTAGTAATACATGTATATATATCATTTTCATCTACATCTAAATAATTAAAGTCGTCTTTAGACGCAAAAATAACATGGTCGCCAACCAATGTGTGTAGTAAATCAACTACAGTGTCCAATTGGTTGCGATACAATACATATCGCTTGTTACATTCATCTTGAATGGTTTTGCGTTTGGAGCTATTCGAATAATCATTGAATAAAATGCGTATTGTATTTCTAAACACATTATAAAAGCTGGTCTCTAATTGAATTCTTTTGATGAAATCGACGCGTTTGGAATCAACGCGTCTATTTGTTAGTGTATTAATGTCGGCAACTAACATATCATTACTGCGAATTGTTTTAATATTATCATCAACGCTTGAAATCGGGACGGGATCTTTAATGGGGACAAACTGGTTGGTATTGGTTAGAAAACCAGTGATAAGTTCATCCTCTACTACGCGGCAAAAGTATTTGGGGTTGAAGCAATTTGCAGTTCGTTCGTCAACTGGGTCTTCGTAATCATAATACTCTTTTAAAAATTCCAGTGTATATTCATATGGTTTCCAAATGTCATCATTCATATAGACAAAATCATATTGACATTCTGGTAATTCATTGCCTTCATCGCCATTACATGTTTTCGTTTTTCTTTTTAGGTTTGTTAGTGCTGATGGGAAACATGGAATGAAACCCTCTAATCCTTCCCTATTTTTGGCTAATACGCCGATTACTTTGCCTCCAAAATTTAATATTTGGACCGTTACAGAATAGCCATTGCTTACCAATTCGGTTATCAAGTTGTCTAATATAGGTGATTGTTTAAAGCGATATTCGTTGGGGCGACTAACAAATGCGCGACATTTTTCTCCTAGCGTGGGTTTAATAATCTTGTTAAATACTGTGCGCAGTGTTTTAGGCAGATTTTTATCATATTCGCTGAATGTTTTGGTAATATTGATTTTTTTACCGTCATTGCGATGTCCATAAATAGGTTCAAAATAATTGTCACGTTTAACTAACAGCAAGCTGCGCTTGCGAGCGTCATATATATGCGCTGAATAATGGTTTGTGGGGCAAACCAGATTAATATTGTTAGTAGGGTCGTCCTCTGGGATCTCTAAAATAATCATATTTAATCCAGCGGCAAATAAATTAGGGTTAGGGTAACAAATGAGGTCCCATAAATAAGTGTAATCAATACGAATGGTGTCATCGCTTAAAAAAGCCTTAAAATTTTCGAAGGAGAGAACCGCGTTTTGGAAAAAATCATTGCCAGTATTTGAACCACCTTCTTTTTTAAGTTTTTGATACAATTTGGAATGAGAATAAGCGTCAAAATTTATGGGTGTGTCTACCTTTTTGTTAGTAGAATCAGAAAAGCTGGCAATTAAATCGCCATTTTGATATTTTACGAATCTATCTAAATCAATCGACTGTATAATAATCTGTTTCATTTCTTTAATTGTTGGTACATCGTAACGCGCATTAGGAATAAATTTGGTTATTAATGGTTTTTTTGTGCGTTCGTCTTTTTGCCCGTAAAAGATGGCACTAGCAATACAAGCAATGAACGACTGGTTCGCGCTGTTTTCCACGCCTAGTCGTAAGAGACAAGTATGATTTAATTTTAAGTTCGTGTTAGTTTTACTTATTTGACAGTCTTCGTTGACTTCGTGAAGAAAATATTGTACCGAAATGGGTAAGAATCCCCAGCGAAATTCGCCCAATTGGGGACCATATTTTTCTGGACCTTTAACGTATTGTTCGGAATCCATGACATTGCGTTTTAATACCGCTTCAACCGCCTTTTCGGTTTCCGAAACAGCTTCAGCGCTTTTCTCATCGAATTTACCTTGACAAATGTCGCGCCGATTTTTCATTTCTGTAGTGGCCCAGTTGCTGTAGCAGCAAGGAATACATAGTCCGGAAGGCATTTTTTGCTTGTGGAAGCCCGGATACTTTTTCTCATTTTCGTCATAAAATTTGTAGACGTATTTACCCGGGGGCACGACATCGGCATTTTTGGGTATAATAGCGTCTTCGATTTTTGCTACTTTAGGACCACATTTGCCGTCTAAAATGTCTTGTTCGGTTACCATTGTATCGGTCAGCAAGCACCAATAACGAGGGCATGTATAATAATATTTTTTGGAGGCATCGTTTGGATCGGCGTTGTATTCAATAAAATCAGCATCTGGGTTAACATCATTAGGATGTTGTTGAATAATTCTTTCCTTTTCTTCTTGGGTTAGAATAACGGGTTGTCTTCGATCCGACACACTAAAAGGACACATACGTGTATATAAATCGAATTTTTCATCTTTTGATTTGACAAATAGTTGTGGGACGCGTTCCTCTAGGCGCGCCGAAAATGGGTTGGGGTATTTGAGCTTCATGTCTATAACGTTGCGGAGCGACTGGTGCGCGGAAGGTTCCGCGATTACGGAACGTTCTTCAATCGGGGAAGGTTCCTCAACTAAGGAACGTTCTTCTACCGCTTCCAAATCGCTTAAATCACCTAACGAAATATTGTCATTTTTTATTTCAGCTGGCGCCGTTTCTAAAGACGGAGAAGGTTGAGGAGAAGATGACGACACTTGCGGACTTTCGACACTCGATGACGACACTTGTGGCGATTCTACTTGTGATGAATCAGAACTATTTCCTCCGCCACCACCACCACCACCACCACCACCAAATTCTTCGTCTTCGTCTTCGTCTTCTTCGAGTCCTAACAAATCTAATAATTCATCCATATTTTCGGATTGAGCATCATTATTTTCAGAGTACGTTGGCGTTTCATTATTAAAGATTGGTACCACATTTTCATCCATAGTTTTTTCGGACTGGGCTGTGATTTGCCCAAATTCGATGTCTTCCACTTCACCTTCCGAACATTTCTTTTTAATTATTTTACTTGATACCCCAGCACTGTCTACGTCTTGCGTAATGCGAATAAATGATTCCAAATATACTGGAATTGTGCTTAAATAATAAATATTATTAATACCACTTACAGTTATTGTTAGTTCGCTTTTTATAAAATTCATGTTCATTTCGGTAAAAAACCCCGGATTAATTTTTATCGCCAATGCTCTGCGCTTATTGACACCGCGTGTAACCTCTAATTCTGAACGAATCTTGGCAATCAAATCAATTGCTGTTTCTTCGGTTAGCTCTGAATATTGCTTTGTTAGTTCCTCAATAATTTCATCTATTTTCAGCCCTTGGTCTATTTTTTCTATTATAAATGCTTCTTGACTATCTCGCTTGTTAAAATTGGAAACACGTTTATAACGCATCTGTAGCCCCTTTTTAAAATTGGTGGATTCTAATATAAAAATACTAGATATACATCCTCTATATTTGTTAATATCGAAAGCCTTTGTAATGCCATAATTGGTTTGGAATTTCATGTCTCTCACTTCAACATTGACTGATTGTATGCTGTCAAATAGAGGTATATCTAGACCACTCTGAGCAAAAAATGGCTTTATTTGTTCTATTAATGGATTTATAGCTGATTGAATTATGACATCTAAATTTACAAACATATTGTCGCCTTCTGTTAGCATAATTGGAGAGGTAAAATCTACTAATGGGTATACTGTTATTATACCCGACTCTTCAAATTCACATGCCATTGGTATTTGTTGGCCGTTATAGATTGCGACGGTGTATACCGCTACGGATTTACTTTTACCAATCATTTTCATTAATTTAAATATCGCAGCCTTTTGTAAAACGGGGATTTTTCGTCCATCTGCGGTCATTTGCGGAGCAAATAAACGATATATATTCTCTTGGCGGGTGTCGGAATTATACTTTATTAAAGGAAAACCGTCTGTCGCATGTATCAGCTTAAAAATGACATCGATTGGTATTTTTATATTGAATTCTGGGTATCTAACCATCTTCAAATAAGTAATTCCAGTTAATCGTGTATTTTCAGTAAAGGCCGCAGATTTGCTTTTATCACGAAAAATTTGATAAAACATATCAATATTACCCATATTTCTCTGTACGTCGCTTGTTAAACGATCATCGGTTTCCCTAATAAGTTGGATTCTCTTGCTTTCTAGCTGCTCTAATGTTTCGATTTCGGCTTGGTACAAAAATGGATAATATATTTTAGAAATGTATTTATCGTTATTATGTTCCTCAGCATGCTTAAATACATCGTCAGCTAAGCATAAATAAATAGAATTTTTAAAAATTGGCCCCGAATCTAAAAGCAGATTGGCATTTAGTGTAGATAATTCGCGTCTCGAACGTTCTAACAAAACATCAAATTCGTCTATAAAAAATGGATCCGCTACAATAGGATATTCATTTACTAATACAACTTTTTGCCCCAACGGGGTACTAACCAAATAATCGCGTTTAACCAAATCCAATTGTAAAATATCGTCGAACGTATATATGTCCTTTTCGTCCAATTTAAAGTTTATCGGCGTTCCATCTGTATCATACAAATTTAATAATAATTGGTTCATTCTTATCCGTGTTAAAGGCAATTTGTCGTTTTGCGTCAAATTTTGATACACCGTAATAGGATTTAACTTTTCATTTTTGAGGCAAAACAAGTAGATTTCGCTCATGGATGCTTCTTTACGAATGGCCTCAAATATTTTCAGCTTAATGATACCGATACTGTCGTCAATATGGATAGGCGTATTAATAAATACAACATCTATTTGTTGGCGACTTATAGTAGCTATTTCAGCGCGGTTAAAAACACGAGTAAATATTTTATCTTGCGGGGATTCTATGAATAATTCGGTTAGCTCATCGGCTCCCATTTTATCGCTAAAATCGTCGCCGATAAAAACAAATATTGTGGCAGTTTTATTTCTATTTGTTAGTTGATGTACTTTAAATATAGGAAATTGTGACATATATATAAAGTAGATATATTCTATTTATATTATAAACAAAAACACACTATTTCAAGTCGTAATAAGGGTTATCTGTAATACTCATACCGCAATATTCTTGTGGTTTCTTCTTATAATCAATCGGTATATATATATTCGCATCCTTTGCGTTTTCGAGTAAAAATTTAAAATTTTGCCAAAAAATTTGCTTATGTCCTTCTGCCAAAGTCATAATATGTGCTAATTCATGTATGGCTACAAATGTTAGTGTATTAATGTCTATTAAATCGTCCTCTTGCTTCTTTTTATTCAAGCAGAAAGCGACCTTTTCACCTTTATTTTCACTATACGCTGTAAATTCACTGGTTGGTAGCGTTTCCGATATTTTGGTAGGGTTGAATTTTTGTACTAATCGCTGTACATCCTCATTTTTGGGATGCTGTTTGGCGCAATAGGCTACCAAATCCTTACAGTTTTGTGTGACGTTTGCTAGTAGATCGGCTGCTAATTGTAGCTTGGCACGTTCCCTTACGCAATAACGCTGACCGTCCACATCAGATATAATACATTTTAGGTTAAATGCGTCTGATTCGTTATAAATTTTTAAACATACTAAAACAATAATTATAATACCCGCCCATGTTAGTATATTGTTTTTAACAAAATCCATTGGTTATTATACGTTAAGGTTTTATTTTTTACCAAAGGTTTTATTTTTTACCAAAGGTTTTATTTTTTACCAAAGGTTCTATTTTTTACCAAAGGTTCTATTTTTTACCAATATATAAGATACAAAATACTATGAAAACAATTTGTGAAATATAAATATGCTAACAAGACCAGCAACAACAAATGTTGCTTTACCGCTAAATGGTATCGAGATAAACTGACTAACCATATTTGTGTTTAAAGGCATAAAAAATGTAGGATATTCGCTTAACCATCCCTTAGCTTGAAATACATGTGAAACTAACACAATAACTCCCAAAAATGCCATTATTCGCCGCGTTGTGGGGCTATATAGCTTTCCAGTGCTATTTATGAAAATGGCATAAAATACTATCGGAAAAAGAGCAAAAATATGCATATAAGATATATACGCTATCATATATTAGCCGTATAAAATAATATATGAAAACAACTTAAAGAACAAATCAACGCCTTCTAATTTTTGGCGCCTTTTTAAACGTAAATATAACTAATATAATATAGTAAATAATTGAGAAAATAATTGCTAAAATAACTAACAAAATCAATATATTTAGTATTTTAGCTATCCAATAAAGAATGGTGAATCCGGGCTCCGGTTGTTTATCCAAATTTAGCACATTTATAATTTGGTTCTTTAAATAGCCTATCAATATATTATCTTTTTCCGACCATGTTAGTTTGTTTTCGGTATCGGGATAAGTTTGGTAGCAAAGCGGTTTACAATATAAATAACGATTTGGTATTCCAGCCTCTACAATGGTGTCCCAGTGCTTCAAGTCTAGATTGAGAGCTGCTGATCGAGCAGCTTTGGAATAAATAATGGCATGTGTACTGCATGATTTGTATGATTTGTAATGAATCATAGATACAGATGTGGGACGCATTAAAATGGGATTGCATCCCAAATAATAGATAAAGGGTTCGTTTTTTGGTTGCTCAAGTAGAAATCTATTTATATCATGAATATATGTATTATTCTTTTTAATTTCGGGACTAAAAATAAAATCGTCTTCTAATATGAGAATATTATTATAGCCTTTATCGTCCGCATGTTTGAAACATTGGAGAAACGCATCGGTTAAGTCTTGATAAGACACTTGTTCAATGAGCTTCTTTTTACAATTTTTGAAGCCCTCGTTAAGCATAATATATACTTTTTTGGTAGGCTGCGTTTTTTGTAACTGTTCTTGTATATGAGGATATCGGCCATTATTCTTTAAATGAATAATATACGTAGCATCTACAGAGTCGTCGAATACGCCTCTATCGTATGTTTTCTTCTCTATGGTGTAACATTTGGTATTAAAATCGATATCCATATATTACTAACATAAAATTATTATTCATTTTTTATTTATTTGCGCCCTTTAAAAGAAGTTCGTTTAATAAGAAAGGGCGTAATAGTAAAAAATAGCTTGTAAAATATATATATAATAATAAACAGTAATATAAAAAATAATAGTTTTGATAAAAAGTAAAATATACTAAACCCCGGTTCCGGATGTTCATTTGTTTTTAGCAATTTATGCATATAAAGGACCGCATACGGGAAAATTTTTAAAAATTTAAAATTATCATTTAATTGAGCACCCCATTCATTTTGATTTTCCGTTTCGGCAAATAATTGATAAATTAATGGTATATAATAAGTATATTTATAATGAAAATAATAGATAATAAAATAATCATCGTGGTTTTTTATTTTAGTTGGGTCTTCTTGTAATATTATATTACGCATTTTTAAATTATAAATAACAGAATGCGTCCCACCCGCACCGACTGCTCTATAGTTATAATAATCATAAGGCACTAGTAGGTTCGGAATACATCCCAGTAAATAAATATATGGCCTATTATTATTTTTTTTTAAAAAATTATTTACATTATTTATATGCGATTGTTCCCTTATTTTTTCTGAAAAAACAAAATCATCTTCTAACACTAATATGTTATTATAATTCATTTTATTAGCATGATTGAATATTTGTACATTCGCATCAAATAAGTCCTTGGCTGAAGAATCTATATAATCATGTTTCGAACAATTTTTATAACCTTTATTGAAAACAATATATACCTTTTTTGTAGGTTTAATCTTGTTCAATTCTACATGAATGTCTTCTAATCGTCCATTATTCTCTAAGTGAATTATATACGTAGCATCAACAGTCTCATCCAAAATACCCCTTTTATATGTATATTCTTCAAATTTATAACAACTGTTGTGTATATTCATATAATATTATATTATATTATATTATATTATATTTACACATTATATAATGGGATGGCATCATAGTTCAATTATACTAGCCAGTTTTCATTTTATCTTAGATATGGTACCATTTATATATATCTGTTTTTTTTCAAAAAAATATGATATTTATATTGTTATTGTTGTATTTATACAATGCTTTCATTGGCTATTATTAAAAAACGAATGTAGTTTAAGTTATCTTGAAAAAAAAATACTAAACAATACTTATAAATTAGGCGATGAGATTACATTTATCCCACATGAAGATATATATTATTTAAATAAACAAACGGTTATTTTTATGCATTTGCTCCAAATCTGTGTTTTTGTATATATTTTATATAGAAATATTAATAATTTATTAATAGTATTATTATCATTTATCAATATATCAATTATGATTTATATATTTAAAATACGTTATTTTGTTTAAAATCTCTTTCTATTTCTATAGGTAATATAAATGAAAAACAACCCCATAATTGCCACAATTCCAGTATTAATCTCGTTATGAATGTAAATTATTTTGTACATATTGTATAATTTCATATAAATTCTATAATTTTTGGCCCCTAGTATTTCTTTTGTATTCCAACCTACCGCGCTATTAAATAATAAATAAAAAAATCGTATAAAAATATACACAAAAATCACTAAATACATATTACCAATTTTGCTACGTATATTGACCGCAATAATACTATAAATTAACGCAACCATAAAAATATTATCCACTAATTTACCAATATCAATTTCACCTTTTGTATTATTTGTATTATTTTTAGGGCGACCAACGAGCTCATTAAAATCATCCAACGTTGTGGTATCACCGCAATTGTAATTTTTATAATATTTTTGTTTGTAATAATAGGACAACGGACATTCATGATTGTAAACTATCCAAGATATTTGAAGACAAACCAAAAACACATAATAGCAGTAATCGTAAATAAATTTAGACGGCACTAACAAGGCATAAAATGAATACACAAATCCTATTATTAAATGTATTATTGGTATAATTTTTCGTTCCATTTATATAATTATTTATTTAAATTATATAAAAATAATTGGTTTTGAAGTTTTAATTTTTAGGTTATGTTTTTGTATGGGGTTGTATATGGAAGTAGGTTAAATACACCCATAATAATATGGCCGCTAGACAAATCGCTTTAATATAATTCTTATCCGTTCTAAATACCACAAATAGTAGTCCACCTATTATTAAAATGGCCTTAATCGTTTTCGTATATTTGTTATAAAATGTATTATAATGTGGCAACCATTTGGGCTTAGACCCTAATACGTATCCCGGATCTATCAATTTCTTCTCTATATAACTAACAATACACTCATTTCTTAAAGCTATCCAATGTAGCGTTTGTAACAAAATGAAGCCGCAAAAATAGATGTCATACATCGCACTAAATAAAAACACGTAAAACATACAAAAAAAGTCAATTATTAAATGAACTATTTGCGTAAAATATAGTAACACCTTTTTTGCCTCCATGTCGCTCTTTATATATACGGGGAAAATAAATACTATTTTAAATCTACTTAAAGACAACTTGCCATAATATAGGTAGCAAATGAGCGATATAACCAGCTTGTACTATATACATAAGTTCGACGACGGCAACGAACGCTTCCAATATATGGTCAATGAGTGGATGATTACTAGCGAAAATGTTAAAGGAAAGGTATCATTATTAAATGTAAACGGCACCGATGTAATTAGTAGTATTTCTTTTTGGAAACTTTTACCTATAGAGAATAGAAAATAGAAAATAAAAATATATTATTATTATACATGGCTAAAACAGTTAAACCTAAAAATGGTAAAAGAGGTAAAAATAACAAAAAAGGTATAGCTAATACAAAAACAAAGATAAACACCTTATCGGGGTTGTCGGGATCATCTTTAGCCGCTAACTTGGTATCGGCCGCATTTGGTATACTAATATTTGTAGTCGCTCCTTATGCGGTTAATAAATTTGACAACACTTATGCCGCGGCAATGTTAAATATTCCTCCTACGGGGATGATAATGTCGCTTTTTATCTCTGAGGAAGAATTTGGGCCATTTTTAAAAAAACTAGTATGGACACCCTTTTTCTTTGTTATAGTAAATGCGATTACTTATTATCTGTATTTTTACCAAAAATGGAAACCAATTGAATTGATTTATTTAAATAGTGGAGTTTGGTTGATTGGGTTTATTATTTCTTGCTTTTTATAAAATTGAATTAAATATTGGCATTTAACCAATATTTAATAATTGATGTTGAAAACTACTTTTGCGTCTCACCCGAAATCACAGTTTTGGTCCAAACGAAACAATGGTAGTCCTAGCGACTATGCGTTAAATTGCCATAAGAAATGCTGGTTTGACTGCGAATGCGGTCACGAGTTTGAAAGCACGTTATTGAATATAAATTTGGGAAATAATTGGTGTCCGTATTGTTATAATAGAAAACTGTGTGGCAAATGCGATGTATGTTATAACAAGTCATTTGCGTCGCATCCGAAAGCAATTTATTGGTGTGAATCAAATGAATATAATCCTCTGTTTGTATTGAAAGGAAGTGAAAAAAAGTGTTATTTTAATTGTGATAAATGTAATCATAAATTGTATATTGGTCTAAAAGGTATTTCTTCACAAGGACGATGGTGTTCGTTTTGCTCGCACCAAAAATTATGTGAAAATAATGAGTGTCAAATGTGTTGGAATAATTCATTTGCTTCTGTAGAAAATAGCAAATATCTACATAATAAAACAATAAATCCCCGAATGATATTTAAAAGTACTAACAAAAAATATAAATTTAATTGTGATAAATGCTCGCAAACTTTTGAAACTATACTTAGTGATATTACAAATGGTATTTGGTGTCCATTTTGTGTAAATAAAACAGAATGTAAATTATATGATGAGCTGGAAAATTATTATGAAGTAAAAAGACAATTTAAACCTATGTGGTGTAAAAATCCTAAAACAAATAAGTATTTACCGTATGATTTTGTTATACCAGAAGTAAAAATAATCGTGGAACAAGATGGTCCGCAACATTTTAAACAAGTCGGCAATTGGCAATCACCTCAACTAACAAAAATAAATGATATATATAAAATGAAATGTGCGAATGAAAATGGTTATTCTGTAATACGCATTTTACAAAAGGATATATGGCACAATAGATACGATTGGCTTCAAGAATTAACTAACAATATTCACAAAATTGTGGCGGAAAATCGTGTTCAAAATATTTATATGTGTAAAAATGATGAATATAAAGATTTTGACATATAATGTATTATATTTTTATTTATTTTTATTGCTATTGCTATTTATGATAACAAAATTTATTGAGGACCTTGACCTAATTGAAGCGGGGCCCTCATGAAGTCAGGATCGATTGTGCTCAAATTCCAGGGCCCCACATTGACTTGCGGGTTAGGTGGCTCCGATCGGATCTGCAAATTGGCATTGCGCAGTGTTTGGCCGATAGTATCGATGCCGATGTGGTAGCCGGCCTTTAACAAATTGATGTTGGCGAGGTCCCCTTTACCGGCGGGGTTAAGCTGAGCCCATTGGCTGTTGTTGTCCTTAGGGAGCAAATCTGCTGGGTTTTGGTTTCCGCCCTTGTTACATGATGGGGGCAAATTCATAGTATTTCCTTGACTTGAACCATTGACGGACGAATACACTTCGTTGCCGGACTCTTGGGCTGGCTGTGGGTTAGATGGCATATTAGATCCCATACCCGCAGAATTGTTGTAGGCTTTTTTGCGGTCTTGGCTCATCATTTCGTAACCATAATTCCCCTTGGACTGAAAATAATTGTAGAGAAAATATAACCCAATAATGACAATCACAATCACAATTATATGATATTCCTTAAGAAACCTCGAGATAGAAAAACTCATTATATAAAATTAGCGATAAAATATTTTTTTGATTATTAATTAATTATGATTATTAATTAGTAATTGCTAATATTCTGTTTAATTGCTAATACTTTCTAAATCTTCTGTGTCATTTTCAAAGTCGACGAATTCACTCTCACTGTCGCTGTTGTCTATATCATCTAACATATATGTATTCTTAATGTTTTTCATTTCTAAATAGGCCGTAAGTGCCGCTTTTTTTGCGTCCTTTGCCTTTTCCCGAGCCTTTTTATAAATTTCATAATAAACTTGATTTGGTTTTTTTAATGTAATTGTGTCTAAATTGTTTTCTAATTGTGAATTTAAATCGACCTCTTTTAATATATTTGGGTCGTCTTCTTCTAAATCATTTGCTTCTGGTGTTAGTTCTTCTATGTCTAAAATAATATCGGAATTATTTTCTGAATCGATTATTTGGGTTGTTGTTATATCGTCATTAGTATCATTTTTGTCTTGTTTGACATTTTCATCAAAGAATTCCAAATCTATTTCATTGTTATCACTTTTTCCTAAAGTTTTGTTAGTTATTATTTCATTAATTGATTCATCTATAAATTTATCCAAATCATTTTTTTCATCTTCTCTTTCCTTTTCTAAAACACTGTTATTATTAACAGTGATTATTGGCATACTAGTCGCTACACCTTTAACGGGCCTTTTTATAAAACATTCATCTAAAAACGGGTCTGGACTAACAGTCATTGACTGTTTCAGCTCTAGTTCTATTTGAAAATTTCGTGAAGTAAATTTAATACCTTGTATTTCTAAAATACTTATCAGTGTTCGTTCCGCTGTTATGTTTTCGTAATTAATAATTTGTTCGTTTTCGTCATAAATTTTAATAGTTGGCTTCACATTTACACGTAATAAATAAAATTTACCCGATTTAAAAATTTTAAACGGAGACGTGAATGCTGATTCAATATCTTCTTTTTCCAATTTAGTTTCAAACCACGACTGCCCTTTGCTAAATATAAGTTCTTGACATTTGGCCTCTAAATCTTCCATCCACTGAATAAACACAGTATCATTATTATCGAACATTAGATCGGTATATATTTTTTTACCGCTTTTAACAAAACCTTGTTTAGTTAAACTTTTAGGAGTTTGTATATAAAGTGGTTTATTATTATTCATTAATCGGGTAAAATACGCTCCACCAGTTAGTGTAGATGGCGGACCTAAATAAAATTTAGAAAAATCGTAATCCATTTGTGGTTCAATAATATTATCCATTTATTCCTAATAAAGAAAATATAAATTATTTTGGCACGCATTGGCTGCGTATGTTATGTTTAAATCACGTTTTATCATTTTAATATTTTTATTAATTTATTTAAATGAAAACCTCTCTCATTAAACAATGTTTAGACATTTTGAAAACTGAAGACGTGAGAAATGAAATTAAAGTGCTTTTTTCCCCAGTTACTGATTTAATATTATACGAGATTTATCCGTATATTTATGTTATTATTTTTTTAGTTTTTCTCATATTTGCCCTCATATTAGCCATTCTTTTCTTACTAATAACATTATTGCGTAATAAAAACAATATTTATACTTTTACATAGTATTTTTTCTTAATTAAGTATATAATGGTAAAACATCAATCGAGAAAACGAGGTAGAAGTAATATGAATAAATCGCTCAAACAAAGCGGTGGAGATTTAGCCGGAAACCCTCCATCCGCATGGGGATGGACATTAGGCACTGCTGGAAACGGATGGACTCAATTTATGAATTCATTAACTTTACAGCCCGGACAAGGTATGGCAGATGCGAATAATAATGACCTAGTACCAGTAAAAAATTTGAAGGCTCAAGCTGGTATGGGTATAGGACCCAACTTAAAAGGCGACATTCCCGGAGCAAACATGAACATGAAGCGTGGCGGCAAAAGAAGACATAAACGAGGAGGCAGTTTCGGCGCGGTGTTGAGCCAAGCCGCTGTTCCCGCGGTTCTTTTAGCAACACAGCAGTCATACAAACCTAGACGTTCTATGAAAAATAAGACGCGCCGATATCGGCGTTAGACTCTTTAAGTTGTTTACGCAAAATAATATATATTCGCAAAAACAACTTAAAGCCGTTGAAGCGACGTTTTCAATGGGCTAAAAATAACATTCAGCCCAATCAATGTTATATACGCCTTCATATATTTCTCGGAAACAATAGTATTGTATTTAGAATAAGAATATAAGTATTTTAAAGCGCGCCCATAGCGAATAGCATTGATTGGCTTTGCTATACAAAAACGATCATTGAGACCATGATACGAATGTTCATAAGGAATTACTATATTAGAATTATCTATTTTATTAAATATTTGTGGATATAGTTTAGTATGAAGCAATTGATCTGGACGAGTTATAATAACATAGTCGTAATCGTTTTTGTATTTAGCAAATAGATTAACGACTCGACGCTTAGAATGAAGTGCCAATATCATGTTGCGAACCAAATAACGGTACATATCTGGACTCGACGCGGAACCAGTCCAGTCGCCTACTATTGAATAATATTGTGGTATATTTAACCGCGGTTCTATTGCGGACTGTGGTTCTATAATACAGTCTTTAGGATTTAAAATTGTATACGCAGTATTATCGTAATTATGTACTTTTTCTCCACTCCACGGATTGATATAGGGATTTTCTAGCGTATACGTGTGAAGAAACACATCGTAACTGTGTTGGTTTTTTGTTAGCTGGTCGAACAAATTAGTTTTTAAATTACCGTAAATATTTCTTAAACTGCGAGTTAATCCATAAAAAAGAATTGCCACTTTTTTACCCATTATAATTTATATTTATATATAAATTATATAATATAAATTATATAAAGCATGTATTATTTATCTGTTTTAGCACAATTTAAAAACGAAACGATGAATTTAAAATTATGGTTAGATCACCATATATGGCAAGGAGTTCAGCATTTTTATTTAATTGATAATGGTAGCACCGATATGCCACTACTTATTTTAAGAGATTATATAAGACGCGGCATTGTTAGTTACTTTTACAGACCGGCTGTCGCATCCCAAGTTAATAATTATCGCGAAGTATTTGCTAGAAAAATTTGGCATAGAACTCGATGGTTGGCTGTAATTGATGCGGATGAATTTTTATATGGGGTTGATAGACGATTGATAAGTAAAATACGCAGTTTAGAATATTACAATCTTATTTATTGTAATTGGTTTATATACGGTACAAGTGGTTGTAAATCACACCCACAAGATATACGAATGTCAAATATACATCGTCAACCAGAAATCGACCCTTTAAATACTAAATATATTGTAAAAACATCGGCGATTCGAAATCCAAATCAATTATGGATACATTGGATATTTAAACAAAATACAATTGAACCCATTAAACGCGGTAAAAAAATTAGGATTGCGAATTCGCTACTGAGAATAAACCATTATGTATGCCAATCAGAAGAGTTTTTTAGAAAAGTAAAATCGGTAAGAGGCGACGCTAATTCAACTGAGACTAAATGGACCAAAGAGTATTTTGATTTACATAATAATAAGGCGACCTTAATAGATGAAACGCTAAAAAATATTGTATTGAATCCACCGTTAAATTACTAATACTAATAAAATATTAATAAATTTATTACAAATAAACCCGAATATTTTTGTACTATTTTATTACATGAGCTTGGAACAACATATACAGCAATGGGTAGCTATTGATAACCAAATAAAAGCATATAACGATAAACTTAAGGAATTACGTGATAACAAAAGCAATATTTCGGAACAAATTCATATCCAATTAGAAGCGAATGGGAATATAGACGCAACCATAAAAATACCCGATGGACGGCTCAAAATGACTAAAACAAAAGAAACTCAAACACTTACTTTTACATATTTAGAAAAATGTTTATCCGAAATTATAAAAAACGAGGATCAAGTGAAGAAAATTGTAGAATATATTAAAAACAAACGCGAAGTCAAATATGTTTCGGAAATAAGGCGTATATATAATTAAATTATATTGAAGTATTTTATGACATCTGAAAACAAAACCCAAATACAAGAACAGCAACAAATATTCGGCGCAGACGATTTTGTATTTACTAATCAAGTAAATAAAGATGGTAAAAGTGAATTTGTGGGCGGCGGGTATAAAGTAGAGTCGTTTTTATTAAATAATAATATGGCACCTATGACCACTATTAATAATATTCAACAACAAGACGATGATAACCAACAAGAAGGCGGTAAAAAAGTTTCTAGTCCATTTGAAAATTTAGCCGTACCCGCGGGTCTTTTTTTTATTAACCAACGCGCCACTAAAAAGAGTGATAATTATGATAATGATAAAAAGAAACACAAGGACGATTTTAATCATTATAAACCACATGAAACCGCATCAGATGATCTTATGGATAAATTGTTTGGCTTAGTAGAGGTTGATAAAAAGCGAAAACGCAAAACCAAAAAACATTTAGGTAAGGTGTCAAATAAAAAAACTAGGGTCAAAAGGTAATAATATATCATCTAAGTAATTCATTAAAGTAATTCTGACAATATTATACGCTATTTGTCCTACAATGGTACTGCTAAAGCATTTAGAACAAAATAAACTTGTATATAATTATGATAATATAATTATGATAATATAATTATGATAATATAATTATGATAATATAATTATATATATTAATATCAATATATATATAAATAAATATATAAATAATATATATAAAATGTCTCTATGCCTTTTAGCCATTTTTAAAAATGAAGCCCATATTTTAAAAGAGTGGATAGAACATTATATTAAAGAGGGGGTAGATAAGTTTTTTTTAGTAAATAATAATAGTAGCGACAATTTTTATGAAGTGTTATTACCTTATATAATTATGGGTATAGTGACATTAAATAACGATGAAAGATATTATTCACAAACAATCATATATAATGATTACCTTCATGAATGTAAACAGTATACATGGACCATTGTTTGTGATTTGGATGAATTTATATACTCACGTCGGGGATTCAATAGTATAAAAGATTTTTTAAATAGTTTACCGAATGATGTATCGCAAGTATGTATTCCTTGGAAAATGTATGGATCAAATGGATATGACAGTTACGACAAACCACAGCCAGAATCGGTCATTCAGTCCTTTACAAAGAGACAACACAATAATGGTTTAGTTAACAATAAATCAATTGTAAGAACGGAATTCCTAGCAAGTTTTGATCTTCATGAGCAAAACGTTTATGGCGGTAGACAGTATAATGAACCAGAACATCGTTTTTTTATGACAATTAATGAAGAAATTTTACAAAACTCTTGTTTACATTTAAATCATTATGCTATTCAATCATTTGAATGGTTTATGAGGGTTAAAGCTACAAGAGGCGATAATACAACATCGCATAATGTCAGAAATGAAGGTTATTTTAGAGCCTACGATCGTAATGATATAGAAGATTTAGAACTAGCGCATAAATCATATTAAATAAATTTTTTAGTATTATATAATAAATATGCCTTTAAAGTATTTATGTTTATTAGCTGTTTTTAAAAACGAAGCACATATTTTAAAAGAATGGGTAGACCATTATATTAAAGAGGGTGTGGATAAATTTTTTTTAATTAATAATAACAGTACTGACAATTTTTATGACGTATTATTGCCATATATAAATAATGGTACCGTATCATTAAGTAACGACAGTAGAGAACATTCTCAACTCGCAATATATAATGATCATATTCATGTTTGTAAACAATATAAATGGGTTATTGTATGCGATTTAGATGAATTTATATACGCTCGAAAAGACTTTAAAAGAATAAAGCGATATTTAAAATCACTCGATGATAAAGTATCGCAAATATGTATTCCTTGGAAGATGTTTGGTTCAAATGGTTATGACAGTTATGACAAACCACAACCATCATCAGTTATTCATTCTTTTACAAAGCGGAAACACGATAATGGTATAATTAACAGCAAATCAATAGTTAAAACCCAATACTTAAAAAAAATTGATATTCACGAACATCGCGTAGTTGGAGGTGTTCAGTATAATGATCCAAAGAATCGGTTTTTTATGCCAATTAATGAAGAAATCTTACAAAACTCTTGTTTACATTTAAATCACTATGCGGTTCAATCTCTAGATTGGTTTATGAGGGTTAAAGCAACCCGAGGCGCTTGCGATAATCAGATAAATATTAGAGATGAAAATTATTTTCGAAATTTCGATCATAATGATATGGAAGATTTAGAACTCGCAAATAAATCATATTAAATTTATTTAAACACATTTATATTATTTTATTAGTATAAATGTATTACACAATTTACGCTTCATCAGAAGAAAACTATATGTATTATAATTATAACCAAACAATTACACAACCTAACCATTTAATGCCAAAAGATAAAGTAGAGCCAATATGTATTATTTGTTGGGGAGATATCGAACCACTCCCCCCAGTTTTACTTAAACAAAATAAAAATTATATTACTTTTTGTGATTGTAATACCTATACACACAACGAATGTTTAAAAAGATGGTATTGTATAACATATTCTTGCCCTATTTGTCGAACATATATTATTTATGATCCAGAATTTACAAACCGAGTAAGAACACGCCAAAAAATTAATGGATATATTGGTTATTTTTATAATATCGCCAATCAAATAACTAATATTATTTGTGTTTTAGTGGCTTTAAATATATTATGTAATATTTATTTGATATTTTACCCCATAGATGTAATAGAATAAAATATTGAACATCTTGGACTCGATTACATCTTGGACTCGATTACATCTTGGGCTCGATTACATCTTGGACTCGATTACATCTTGGACTCGATTACATCTTGGTCCATGAACTATGATTAAACGGTGACACAATTATTTCGGCTAATTTATCCTTCCAATATTCAACGCGTTGTTCCATAGCAATATCCTTTAAAGTTTTGGGATATAATGGTTCCGTTGCCATTAATTTTTCTTCTACTTGATCCATTTTTGGCTTATGGCCGAAACAATTAACTCCAAATCGGACGTCCGGGTTGGCAATATAGCCCCCATTGACGCCGGGGCGGCCACAATCATTTTCATGTCCCTTTATTTTTTGTAGCTCATCATACGTTTTTTGTTGAGTAGGATACAATGCCATTTGCTTATCAGACCATCCATAATTACACCATTCTCCACCGCCATTATATGATTCTTCTACTTCTTGATAGGTTGCCAAACGACCGCCATATGCGCTACATAATGCTTTGGCGTCTGAATAAACATAATTATTACCGGGAATATTAAATACTTGTGGTTTTAATTTTAATTCGGAAATAGGTGGAGAAACATCATTATTATCTACTGAGATATCGACCTCGGGAGCGCTCGTAAATAAGTTTTTTAATGTAGCTATTATATCAATGCTAAAAAAGTATTGTATGCCATTTATAGCAACTAATATAATAAAAAATACAATAACAATAATGGTTAAAATATTGGAACCACTATTAGAACTGGAATTAGAAATAGTTGGGGTCTCGATATTATTGCTATTGCTACCAAAAAAATTACTTATTCCATTTAATATACCACTACTATTTGAACCACTACTATTTTCGCTGCTTTGAGGATTTCCACCTAAATTTACAAAAATTACTAAATACACAATAATCACTATGATTAATATCGCGATTACTACTGGATTAGAAAAAATTTGATTTATATAATTATATGTATCATCAGCTACACTTCCTAAATTGGTGCTAACTGTATTAATTGAATCTTCCATATATAATAATAAATATAAATATTCATAATAAATATTTATAACAACAAAATAATAGATTTAAGACAGATTGCGTTTTCTGTAAAAAAAACAATAGGCTTTTGGACTAATAATTTGTTTAGCCATGGCCACTTCCGACACACTATTATCATTGAAATGATACCATTTCCCGTTTGCGTTTTTTACAAACGCAGTATAATGTCCGCCCATTACCGATCCGGAATGGTTACACACCCCATATAAATCATAAATATAAGAATCTTTATTATAGCCAATAACATATTTGGATAAATCTAATTGTTCAAGTGGAAAATCTACCATTATTTGATTTTTTCTATTCATATAATTAAAACGTTTGATATCAATCACAAGTATAGTAGGTAGGCTCCAAAATGATATACTTTTTTTCGCGGGTACCTTTTCGCCCGTTTTTTCATAATTAACCGCATTTTCCCCATCTAATATTTCCCCTTCTACATATAAATCGAAACAATCGATTAATGACGGGGATTTATTATTTGCTGGAATGGGCAAATTAATAATAAAATAGGGTTCTGGTACCATACTGAGTTTTTCTCCAGTTTCGGCGTGTTCTAATTGAGAAATATGAACACCATAAAATAAATTCCATATTTCAGAATAATCATTTTCGAACATTTGCTTAATTTTTTCGAAACATTTTACTGCTGTCTTATCTCTATCATCTTTGATTTTTCCCGATATCGTCATATTTACTTTGCGTGCTAATGCGGTATGAAAACAGTCGATAACAAATATTAGAAATTCGGGCAAATCATTTTGGTTAAAACCCGTAAACATATCTAGGCCTTTTATTTCCGCTAGCCTTTGTACTGTTTTAACAAATTTATTTGGAGCAACTACACAGTTTTTGGTCCATAATAATTCACGCAATTCGTCCCATTCTAACAACAATGCTGACTCATATTTGTTATTTAGCTTTGTTTTATATGTTTTTATATCTAATAAATCATTTAATTCATACGTGTGAGACAAAACTTGAATGGCCGAATTTAGAAAACATGTATTGCCTAAATTAGCCAAACCCGAAAGACCTTTATCGCTATATTTCTCCGAATTCATTTTAAATATAATTAGCCAGTTTATATTTAAACATATTTCATATATTATATTATATGAATTTATCTGTAGATCAACAAAGACTTATTAATATGTATGTTACGCAATATAACCAAACTAACGCACATATAGAGCGTTTAATGGATACATTAGATGATATACGCAATAATATTCAAAGCGTTGTTTTAGGTAATAATAACTATTATTCGCGCCAAAATAGGTCTAATCGGTTTAATCGAAGCAATTACCGATATACAAATACGAACAATTCTAGCTCTACCAATTATTTAAATACTTATATAAATAACTTGTTAAACAATAGAAATACCAGTACAAATAATGTGTTTCCGATAAATGAAACGGCATATACGCGGTTGTTTAATCGGTATCCTAATAATGATAATAATAATAATAATACAAATTCATTTTTTAATAATTTTTTAAATAGTACAGTACCAGTTCGTCCCACGATGGAGCAAATTGATAGGGCGACCCATTCGGTTCGATATGGCGATATACCGAACCCGGTATCTCTATCGTGTCCAATATCATTGGAGACATTTAATGATAATGATATAGTAAGACAAATAAGGCATTGCGAGCATGTATTTTCTGAATCGCAAATTACCCAATGGTTTAATACTAATGTTAGATGTCCGGTCTGTCGATATGATATTCGCAATTATGTGGCAAATGATACAACAAATAATAATATAAATACAAATGAACCAAATGACCATTTGGAAGAAGAACCGCGAAGCGAATCGCCGCCAACCCCTATACCAATGACAAATTCAGTACCAAATATAGTGAGAAATCCAATTACAAATCAAATCGAGCATTTATCATTTGATATAACGGGGTCATCGCTCGCGAATAATTTACTGCAAAATTTTACAAATCAAATGTTTCAAACATTATTGGGTGGTAGCACAACAGATAGTATATATGACGCGTCGAATAATATGTTTTGGGATATATCACACAATATTTTTGTAGACCCGTCATTTAATACGATCTTATTTGAAGCCATCGCTGGTTCATTCAACAATAATATATAAATAAATAATTTAAAGACAATTATGGTTATATTATTATAATGAAGTCAACTATAACTACCCCTACCCGCTCTAATAAAAAATGGACGGTAACCGAATGTTTACAATTACAAAGAGAGTATGAGTTATTAGGACTATCGGTGGAAGAAATCGCCCAGCTTCATAAGCGAAGTGTTAGCGCAATTATGTTCAAGTTGGACAAAGAGGAGTTCGCATCGTATAATGTATTATACGCAGCACAACAAGCCGCAATTAGTCCTTTTAATACAACTGTTAATAATTTGGTATTTGACCAAGACGTATTAGAAACAAAAATCGACTATTTGGTTTCTGGTATGGAACCCAAAATGCTGGAGGAAATGAAGCAAGCTTGTGATAGATGCGAACAATTGCTAAAAAAAATGCGATATTTTACACAGACGCAAGCTAAAGGCAGAATGTCTGAATATTGTGATTTGTAATGTATAATTTGTATGATTATTTATTGTAGGTATTATTATTATTATTATTAACGCTTTTAGAATTAATAATAATTTTTATTTTTTTACATTTTTGTAAAGAAACTAGTAACACTTTGATTGCGCGTTTTGACATTGTTACATTCTCTCAAATACTTATCAAATATGAGAGCTTGTACTTCCTTATCCTTCATTTTATTTATTTTTTGCTCGCATTTTTTATCGTCTTCTATTTCTAGCCTCATTTTTTCGATATCTTTATTAAAATTAGTCGCCTTCACACGTCTAGGTGGCTTTTGAGACAACCAAATATTTTCCAAAACGAGGCCAAATAGTTGTAAAAGTGGCTTCATAATTTGGTTCGAAATATAGAAAGCGTAGTCGATTGGTAATTTATTATCTTTAATAAAGCTAGGTGTTTCTATTTTTTCACCTTGAAGAACCTTTTGTTTTTTTTCAGCTAATTGGTTTACTATATAGACAAAGGGAATACGGTCGCCGGACGTCGGTTTGTTACCGGGGTCGCGTTGCCCTATTCTATCGGCTAATACCTTATGCGCAATGCTCTGTGGATTTTTGTAAAACGAACGCAGCGATTTGGTAATGACCAATTTTTCAATTGGTACATTTCCGCTAACCAAGTTTTGTAGATTGTCATGGACGAATTCAATTGCTTTTTGAATGTTTTTTTCTTTCATCAAAATGTCAATTACGCCGCCATATATGTCTTTTACAATAGGCGCGTTGTCGCGCCGCTTCAATACAATACCCATTTCATTACGCTTACCTTTTTTAGGGTCGAACTCATATTTAATAGATACATAACGCTTTTTAGACAACAAACAAAATGGCATAAATGTCTTTTCATATTCAAAATCATGTGGCTGTTTTAATACTTTGGATACATTATGGCATGCCTCTTGTGCGATTTCAATAGACAATTCAAGTGCCTTTTCGTTCACAATTTTTTCACCCGTTGCCTTATCAGTTAAATTAAATTTAAAGAATACCGAATCAGTGTCGCCATATACATATTCGGCTTTGGTATTGACGAGGCCATATTTGGTTTCAATATCGGCGTCGGCATAGCACTCTTCTACAACTCGCTTGGCAAATGTCAAAAGAAGTCGGCCAGTTGCGGTGGTTGACGCAGCTATATCTGGCTCATAAAATGTGCTGGTTTTGGCGCCGAGTTGGCCATATAGTGAATTGGCGGTTACTTTGTAGGCAAGTTGCCGCTTGTCCAGAATATTTTTCATAAATTCATCGTCTGTTTTTGGGATAAGTTTGCGAGTATCTTTGCGCGCTTTAAGCAATTCTTGTAAAATGGATGGCATAATAGCCTTCTCTTCTTTACCGTCTTGATTGATAAGGGGCTGAGCAAAGCGGCAAATTTTGTAGCCAGACTTTACCTTTTCGGCCTTTGCTTTAGCGCTTTTCCGAACATATTTAAAGGTATCAAATTGAACATTGACATATTCATAATTGGGTAAATTGTCGTATAAATAGGTACCACTGGATGCGTCTTTAATACCCGTTTCCAAAATCAAATTACTAGCTAAATCGTAAATTTTAGTCCATACTTTGCTGCTGGGGCATAAATTTTCTGATAAAATGGAGCTGGGATAAAGAGACGCAAAGTCGCCAACGCAAACGGCTTCTTCTAAATATAGGCCGCATTTTGGGTCTAAAACAATCGCGCCTTCGTAACCGTCGTCTTTGGAGCCCTTGTCAATACAAGGCATTAATACTCCCATTTCACGGCACTTTTTGGCGACATAGCTTGTTAGTTTAATACCTTGGCCGCGAAAGATAAGAAAGCTCATTGGTACACTACATAATTTCGCCATTTCGACCAAATCAGTTACAACATCGACTTTATTGAATAAATAGTGGACCAAATTACAATCTTGTATACAGTATTTGGCGATAATGGAACGTGCTGCTGGTCCCTCGTTGGTCATTCTAAAAATGTCTTTAGGACTTACGTCATCTTTAGCTAATCCCCATTTGACTTTTTTTCCAGTAGGTGATTGGTTGCCATTTACTTCAAACCAGCCGTCTGCTTTGTTCAAATTAATTACTTTAAATTTTTCGCCGTTTTTATAGTAATCAACGCTGTGATTGAACTCCTCGAAATAAATAAAGCTGTCTTTTTGTAATCCGACCATATTGTTAGTATAAATGCGACTAATTTCGTTATTATTAGTATCAATTAAATGCTCTATGTTTTTAACTTCGTCACCGATAAAATGTCCAGCAACATAATCCAATTTATAGGAGGTCAAATTCTCACTGCGGCGAAACCAATTCAACATATCGACTTGTAATCGACCATTCATGGGAATGATGGCAAGTTCATAGTTACCGGATGCTAATACAGTAGAACTGCGTTCAATGTCGATTTTATTGGGGGTTTTGTAATCAACTGTTTTACAAATTTCGTCGCGATTGCGTGAAAGCTTCAAAAACTCTTCTACACATTTTAACTCTTGTGCGCGACGAAACATGAACTCGTAATCAAAACTGAAAATGTTGTAGCCGATTACGATATCGGGATCTTCTTGTTGTACAAGTTTTGACCAAGCAAGTAGCACATCTTCTTCAGAATCGTAAGAATCAATTTGCGAATTAGACACACTATTATAAAGCGAATCGCAAGAATTGAGAGCAATACAATGATTTAAATAGGGTTCATTTTCGCCGTATCTGAAAAATGTTGATCCGATAAATGTTACCTTGTCTCCTTCTAATGCGGGGAAATGATTCCTAAGCGAATTAATCAATTCCATAATTTTTACATCACGGATATATTTTTTATCGCACAATACATCAATAATTGTAATATTTTGTTTTTTTGTGGAGGCATATGCGTTGGCATTGAAGCCAGATTGGATTTTGTAGTATTTTGGCTCAACAAATTCTTTACATTTGTCATCGTCGTCTTCGCCATCAATATCTGAATCGTCGTTGTCTTCGCCATCTGAATTGTTGTCATTTTTCGCATTTGTAAAATTGACGGTTTTTTTATGCGATTCTTCAAATAATGTTTCAATTAAATGTGCGTCATTGTCTTTGTCTTGTGACGCATTATTGTTAATTTTAGCAATTAGCCAATTGGTAGTACGTTGCGACAGTTCGGCTTCAGATTTAATAGGCGTCTTGGGATATACTAAATCGATTGCGTCCATATTAGTAAAGCCGAACGCGGCCTTTAAAATTTCTTTTAAAACTGTTTCACATTTGGTAGCATTCAAGTCAGCAACAGAGCTAAAATAGTCGACAATATTGGTGGCCAATTTTTTGTATGACTTAACTGGTACTGGAAAGTCGCCGTGGCTACTAGATGCCTCAATATCAAAGCTCATGATTTTATAAGGAACTCGATCCTCTTTTTGATTGAGTGGAATAATATTTTTATAGCTAATTATAAATTCATGTGTACACGAAGTCGTCTTATCGTGTTCAGTAATACACTTCGTTTTTTTAAAGGGTAGCGCAATCCATCCGGATGGGCTAATTTCTCGAATATGAAATAGACGCAAAAGGGCCGGAATATTTGCTTCATAAATTTCAATCGACGTGTCATCAAATATGTATCCGTTGGGTTTTAATCGGCGTGACTTTTCCCCATCATCATCTAAACAATCCTCATACCACAGATTTTTTACGCGATTAAACACAGTCATGTTTTCAAACTTGACCTCAATAAAGCGGTGTAATGCGCCGGCATCAAACCCATACAGCTTTTTCTTTTCTATCAATTTACAGCTAATAATTCCGTTTTCGTGATATTTACCTACCTTGCTTCGAATATGATTGTAAAATGTGTTTTTTTTGGTTTGCCCCCAATTGCGACCGACCTTCAAGTAAAAGAATGGTTTGTACTCTTCTACAATAATGGACGCCGTTTCTCCCAATTCGTTTATACCAAACATTTGAATAAAGAATTGTTCAGTATTTTGACGGAAACCAGTTTGCTCGTCATCAGAATCTTTATTAGCATTAGGCGTGTAAGCGTTGAATACTATTAATTTGAATGTATGCTCCATGTTCATGATTATGTTAATATACTGTATATTATTTCGCTATATCTAATTCAATTTTTTAGTTGGTTTGAAAAATAATATATATGAAAACAACTTAAAGAAGGGGGTAGCAAAGAAAAAATATATATTTACTGCCAAAACAACTTAAAGAAGGGGGTAGCAAAGAAAAAATATATATTTACTGCCAAAACAACTTAAAGAACTATTGTTCCGTCTATGAGACCACCAATAATCCGCCGCACTTGGTTTCTTTGCCCTATAGTTTGCGGCGAAGGAGTATTACATGACCATTCTCTTTTATCATGACATGTTTGGCAGTGTTCGAATGCTTCATCTGCTGATAATTTGAATTTTATATGTAATACTAGACACACAATAACGCCGGTGCGGCCATGTCCTCCCCAGCAGTGGAGATATATGACTTTACCGCTTTCCAAATCGTTTGCGACCTCTTTGGCGATTTGGAGCGTTTCTGCGTCAGAAATTGTTTGCAAGTCGGCAATAGGAAAATGCTTGAATTGTATGTTGTCTTGGACTGCTGGCAACAATGTAGGATGATCGGTTCTATTTTCTAGCAGTTTTTGTAGGTCCAAGTGATACGGTCTAAGATTTTTTAAATTCCACTTGACTGGGTTAGTTTCACCCTTATATTCAGATTGTAAGCACACGAATTCGGTGATACCCGCATTTAAACACGCAATTAAATTGCGATTTAATCCCGGCGTATCAAATTCACCCGGGAATGCGCCGGCATATAGGCCGTCGAATACTTTATTACATTCTGGGAGAGGGCCCATATGAGTGGCTTGTGATATTTCGCTAATTGGAGTAAGTAATGAATTTGGGGCTGGTTGAATAACAGCGGCGGCTTCCGATGCCATTACAGTTTTTTCTTGTTCTTGTTGGTTAATGAATTCCATGGTTGTTAGTATTTATCAATAATATTATTTTATTAATATAATATTATTTCAATTTTTTACATTTTCCATTAGACAAACGCGTAAAGGGAACCAATAAAACAAAAGATATGTAATAAAAAATGATATTTTATATGTTCATCAGAACACCATTCCTTAGAAGATGCTAGATGCGACTTGAGCGCATAATATATCATTCCTATAAACATTAAAGTAAAATAATAGTAATATATTTGTGGTAAAACCTTTACAAAATAAATATAACTAACAAAATACGAAATTGATGTTTTTGCTACAATTGAATCGATTTTATGAGTTAATGAGTGTTTTATTGGGTTAACCCAAAATAATTCACTACAAATAAAGGTGACTAAAACACAACATCCTAAATTGGTTTCATGAAATGTTTTTTTAGAAAAACACAAAAAATAAGAAAAAGAACCCAAAAATAAAGACCCCGAACCACACAATATCTTATTTTTATATTTTTTTACTATTATCATTTTGTAATTAAAATTATATTTTTAAATATATTACATTTATTTATTATATTTTATTTGTTAGTTGAGTTTATATGACTAACAAATATATTTCGGCTATTGCTGTTTTTTTAGGCGACAAAATACGCGGTACTGTTAAATTTATTGAAATTGCTAATAGCAATAAAATTCAAATAGATGTTAACATTACGGGCTTATCGCCCAATTCATTACATGGTTTTCATGTTCATGAGGCTGGCGATTTAAGCGACAAATGTACTAGCATGTGTGCACATTTTAACCCTTATGGACTAACACACGGCTGCCCTGGCATGAAAGAACGACACGTTGGCGATTTAGGAAATCTTAAAACTAACAGTAAGGGCGACGCAAAATACAGTTTTTTTGACGATTGTATTAAATTACGCGGCACAAAATCGAATATTATCGGTCGCGGACTTATTATTCATGAGGACCCAGATGACTGCGGACAAGGCGGCTTCACAGATAGTCTTACTACCGGACATGCTGGCAAGCGCATCGCTTGCGCTGTTATTGGCTACGCTAAAGAAAATTTTAAATGTTAGTTTATTAATGTTTTCTACTACCTCTTCCGCCTCTCCCACCTCTTCCACCCCTTCCGCCTCTCCCACCTAATCTACCGCCCCCTCTGCCCCTTCCTCTTCCATTTACTTTATGATTTTGTTTGCTTCTGTTATGGTTACCATTTTGGTTATTTTTATTAAAATTAGAAATGCGTGTGTATACGTCTTGCGGTGTACTAGTGGGAGTTGTTGCCACATTGACATTCGTCATTGTTTCAATCCAATGAATAAATGAATCAACTGTTCGATCTTTTTTCTTTATGGGACTATTTTCATATGTCGTTATATTTTTTCCATGTCCACTAATATGTTTCATAGTTGGAAACCCAGAAATTTGCCCAATGTCTTTTAATTTGGATAAATAGTTTTTATTGATATCTACTACGACTAAATTATTATTATTCGCATATTGCGATTTCAACGCACTGTCCAATTTGTTCCATTCGGGACGCGTAGTGTTACATGGACCACAGCCTTCCATATATACTAACACAAAAACGTGATCACCATTCTCGATATGTTTATTTATTTTGTCTATTTCACCTATATCGTTGTTAGTTTGGATATGATAGATATACATATTATATTATATACTTTTAAAAAAAATTTAAAAATATAAAAATATTAAAGTATTTATTTTTTTAAATGTATATAATATATGAAATCAGAAAATGCTATTTTAATATTTGCCATTCTTATAATAATATTAGGCGGTATATTTTACACAAAATATGGCAATGGCAGTAATCCTAAAATGATAGAAGGGCTAACAACCGCAAATGGCGAACTACGATGTCCAAACCTATTAATTCAAAAAGGCGCTAAATATTATTTGTACAATTCCAATTTGGTTCAAGTCCCGGGTGTCAATCCTATCGAATTCAACAATTTAGAGGAATATAATGAGTTTTTGGAATGGCAACGTGGCGCCGGCATTCGCTGTCCAGTGCTTTACGTACAAAACACTTACAATGCGCAAGGCGACCGTGTCTACAAAGTGCGCCCCAGTGTAACAGAGCCGGAGGGCGGGTTGCCGCCTACTACATCTATACCACTTCCTTTAAAATTTCAACAACCCGATAATACAAGTTATAACCAAAATGGCTATCCGGCATTCGGACAAACGTCATATTATGTTGGATCTTTAACCCCACCACTGGACCAAATAAAAAATTCGAATTACAATATGCTTTATAGCGACAATCCAATGGATCCCAATTGGGGAGGGACCGAATATACCCAAGCACTCGTTGATAAAGGTTATTATGCCGATAATAATGTTAGTCTTTATGTTCAGTCATAATAATAAATTATTTTGTGAGTATATATAATAGATGGGTGATTCTAAAGAACAATTAATTGAGTTATTAAAAAACAAAATAAAAGAAGTTGAAAAAATTATATGGAAACCCGGAAGTGTACTTACATACCAACAATCGGCTGAATCGTTGTCATATGATGAACTCAGTGACATAGCTATAGATATTTTAAATTACATTTCAAGTAATCCATCTCATAGCGGAGAACCTCAAATTAGATATATGAATTTTATGGCATATTTGGCTGCTCTTTTAAATATATTATCCACACAAAATGATAAAATGGCATATAATGAGTTATTAACATTTTTGAACAATATTATGCAACATTTATATAATGAGTTTTTTCAAGGTCTTAGTCGAATTGACATAAATAGTTTAATTCTTTCACCACTAGTTTCCGAATTAGTTAGGTCTACAATAACACGTAATCACGTGGAATCAGAAGAAGTTTCAAGACCATCCCCAATAGAACGCAGCGATAGCGTCGTCAAAATGAGAGCGGTGGAGCGCGCGAATGAACCACATATCGAGCAATTAGAGGGGGTAAATGCACAATTGAATGAAACTATAAATAATATGGAAACCGCAGCACATACATTACAAACACAGATAACCAATTTAGTAGACGAAAATAATCAGCATCAATTGACAAATACTGAATTAAAAAGTCAATTACGTGCTGTACAAACTACCAATACAGAACTTGAAAATACTGTTAGTCAATTAAAAAGTGAAATACAAGCTATTAATGTAGCAGCAAGCTACTATACAGCAGAATTAGAAGGCACTATATCTGCTGTTAGCAATGAATTAAATACAATAAATGATACAATAGTTCAACAGTTAAACGGCGAACCATCATCTAGTGACGAGATTTTAAAACAACTTCAAGAAAATAGTAACAAATTAATCGAAGATATTAAGACTTTAAAAAGTCAATTGAATGATTGTGAAGAAAAACTTAAATCGTGTGAAGACGAAAAAGCAGAATTGGACGCTCATAATACTAGTTTGGAAACTGAAAATGCGCGCTTAAGATCACAATACAACTCTGCTATTTTGGAAGCAAAAACACAGTCTGAAGAAATAGAAGAATTAAATGTAACAATAATTGAATTAAAGGAAAAACTCAATAATTTGATTGACAAAAAACAGAATGACGATGTCGAATATAACAAATTAATAGACGAAAATAGTGAATACAAGGCGTATTTAAATGATACAGAAAAAGAACTAGAACAATATAAAGAAGAATTATCACGTCTTAAAACAAGTCAATCTGTAGGAAATTCTTTTGGTGAAAATGAATCGGCGATGAAAGGTCCCCTGACTGAAGTATCATATTCTCCAACTGGTTTTTCTGATAATACTTTAGTATCTGGCCAATCTAAATTTATAGTGGTTGATGGTGACGCAATAATAGTCATTGATAGTTATACAAAAGCGATTACTGAAATACAAGAAAAAATAAATGAAACGGATGATAAATTTATTTTAAATGTTAAAGTAGGAAAACAGCAAATTATTGATGAGTTTAAAAACCTTATAACAACAACCGAGACGACGCCAATTTTATCGCCGATTAATAAAATAAATAATTCTAATAAAAAAACTAAAACTAAGGCAACTATACAACCCGCTGCTCAATTGGAACAATTCGCTCTTGCCGCACAGCTTGCGGAAACCTTTAATAATTTGGATCCAACTACATGTTTTACTGCGTTTACGGTTGATGATGCTACATTAATAGAAGTTTTAAAAACCCAAAAGATGTTGTATAATTGGAGAGACCAAAAACAGACATTTGGTATTTCTGGAGATTTGTCAATAGCTAAATTAGTTCAATTGACATGTCAATTGTGTGGGGTTGTATGTAAAGATCTTGCAATAAAAATAGCCCCAACCCAAGGCGGTTTTTTGCCGACTTATTACGGGACCTCCTCCCCTAAATCAGAAACAAAGGGTAAAAGGGATTTGAGTTTTGCTACTGAATTTGATAAATTATATTATAATGCGTTTGGAACTAACAACCGTGACAATTTAGCGTCCCAATCATGTTTAGATTTACTTGATATAATTGTAAAGAGTATTTTTTATATAAAAACTTATTCAAATACATTAGTAGAATCGTTAAAACCATATTGTCAAGCCAGTTATAAATTAATATTACAAGTCGCGTTAACAAAGTCTTCACTAGACACGACACAAGCAGTCGCATTAGCCCATCTTGCGCCGTATTGGGGTAAATTTTTAACGTATGTGTCATATGATTTTGCTGCAATAGCTTGTATTGAAGAGTGTCCCGCTTTAGGGGTGGTTAATTATAAGGGTGTCGGTGATATTAATTTTATATTTGATGACAATGCCATTTTTGATTTTATACTTATTAGAAAAGAATATGAAGACCGAATAGATAGAATTGATGTCGATATTAATCCATCTTTATCTGAAGAAGAAAAAGATGCGGCAATCGCGCAAGGACTACAACAAATAATACATGATATAGCAGAGAAATATGGTATACAGCCACAAGCCATAGAAAAAATTGTAAATATTCCAATAAGGGAACCCGGACAACTGTATAGTGATATAGATTTAAATACCGAAAGTAAAATAAGTAATGCGTTTAACGCAGCAATGGGTTCAATAATTGCCGTCGACGATTTGGGTAATCAAATCGCTGTTTATGACGCTTTAAAAGACAGCAAAATTAATAATAAGGTAAAAGAGATATTAACTACTACGATGGGTGGTCCCAATGATATAGACCAAATTACTAGACAAGCGTTGGGCGATCTTTTAACAACTAATAGAACGGATAGCTTTAGTGTGCTAAAAAGTAAGTATGAAGTTATTTCGCGCTTATTTTTAAATTATAAAATTAGCACGGGTAAACTCGAACCTAGGGCAATTACTGATAATATTGCGGATATGCGCGCACACGATTATGGAGAAATGCCGCCATTGCGCAATATGTTTGTTTCTTTATATATTCTCAAAAAAATAATAAATTTTGTAAAATATAATTTAAAGGCTACTGATGATATTAATGTATTTGACCCAAATATAGAAACCAAACTGTTGAGTATAATTAAATCGGAAAACGTTGTTGCGCTTTGCGATTATATACTCGAAGATGAGGCGTTAAAAATGAAAATAGATTTCAATTTAATGGAAAGAGAAACACAGCAAATGGTTGCCACTCATAGTAGTAAGAGAGCACCAAAAGGAGACCCACAAGATTCAAATTTTAATGAAAATTTGATTGGCTATATTATGAAAAACATAACCTCAATAGGAACAATTTATAATTTAATGTGCCAGCAAAATTCAGATGTATTTGAGTCGCAAATACGAGAAAAATTAGCTAAAAATAGAATGTCGGTTATTCAAATTATGAGTATTGGTGGCGAAAAAGACGAAATGGTGAATTTGGAACGAGGAACTTTTATGAATGGGACCTCAAAATCATCGGATTTATATAAAAGAGAAAATGTGGCAAAATATTTTGCGGAAATAAGCGGTAGCGGT